CCTCCATCTAAAGATTATATCATCGTTTAAACCAAGAAGGAAGACCTAAATGTGGACGCTTGTCAAACATATTATCTCTTGCTCCAGGTGTTTTACGATTGTTATAATGAAGAAATACTTGTATGCATTCTTTACCTCTAAACTTATTTCTCCAATGTTCTAGCTCACAGCCAGAATAGACTAGCATATCTCCTTGTTTAAGATCTACTTTAATACCTTTTGCTTGGCTAATAGTAGTTATTTTTTTACCATCAGGTATACCTACATTTTCATTTGGACTTAAATATATTGGCCAATCATCACCACCAAGATTCATAGTCGTAGATATCTCACAACTAAATCTATCTTTGTGTCTTTTAAGTTCA